TTTATATATGAACGTTCCCCTGCGGATTCGTCCGCGGAGCCACGGACGCCGCCACGCGGCGGATGCGCCCCAGCGTCCGGTCCTTCCGGAAGCGGTCAATCTGCTCCACCACGCGGGCCATAAACTTCCCCACAAGCCGGAACACCTTCTGCTCCCCGTACTCCTCCAGAAACTCGGCCCCGTGCTCCTCAAACAACCGGCGCCACACCTCCTGTTCCACCCCCTTGCGGGCCGCCAGGGCGGCCCTGTTATCCGCGTCCGGAGCAGAATCCAGCTCGTAATCGGCCTGCCGTTCGGCAATCTCCCTCCGGGCCTCCTCCACCACATCCTCCAGCTCCGGCCTCTTCTCCGCCCAATTAACAAAACTCTTGCCGATGCTCCCCTCCATAATCTCCGGCCACCTCTTCATCGGAATCGCTTCCAACGCGCTGGCCACCGCATCGCCCGGCGCCATCTTCCCGCTATTCCCGTAAAGCAGGGAAAACACATTCAGCCAGATTTTGTAAGGTTCCAGCCCGAACCCGTACGTATGGGGAAGAAACCGCTCCACCGTGGAAATCAGCTCCTGCGCCTCCGCCAGCAGCTCAAGGCCGCGCTCCCGGTCCCCGGTCTCAAACAGGCGCAGCTTACTCACGGACCGCTGCGCGGCGGCCCGCATCCTGAACACCATCTCATCGTAAAGCCAATCCCCGTTCGGAGCCAAAACCCTGCCGGCCATCCGTCCAAACCTCCCGGCCCCGAACGTAATGCCGCCAAGCTCCGTAATATCCCCCGTCAGCGGAATCGAAAACGGCGGAGCGTCCAGCAGCCGGAACCCGTTCAGGCCGCTCATCACCACGCCCTCGCTATTCTTCTCAAACGACCCGGCAAGCCGCGCCTCCTGCTCCCCGTGGGAAAAAACATACACAAACGCCGGCTGCAGCGTCCCGGCCTCCAGTTCCTGCCTCATCCGTTCCAGGCGCGGCAGGGCCTCCTTCGCCCAGGCGTCGTCCCGGCCCGCCAGCTGGCTCATGCTCTCGCCCAGATAAGCAAGCGCCTGCTCCCGGCTCATGTTCCCGGCGCCCTGGGCAAACCCCTCATACCCCTGAATTACATGCTGCACCTCGTGCAGAATCGTATCCAGCACCATGCCGGGAGCCGCGTTCTTCCCGCCCCGCGCCACATTCACGGCAATATAATGCTCCTGCGGATCGGTAAACCCTCCCGTGCCGCTCCTGCTGTCCCGGTAAAAATCCACCCGCAGCTTCCGCAGCTCCGGGTAAGCCCGGAACAACTCCGGGAAATCCAGGGCCGCGGCCAGGGAAACATTCACATGCCCCCCCTCGCTCACGCTGACGTGCTCCTTCCTCAACCGCACCCCGCGGGAATCAATAATCGCCTTCCGCTTCCCGTCCGCCGGATCTGTGTAGGAAAGTCCGTTATTGTGGTACTCCTGGAAGGACGCTGCCTTCTCCCCGATAATGGAAAACGTCGCCGTCGGATCCTCATAATCCGCCCACGCTCCCCCGGTGGACTCGTCCGCAAACGCCGTAATCTTAATATCGTTCCCGTCAAAAATCACGTAATTATACGTCTGCTCTTCCTCCACTTTCCCGCGGGTATAGCCGTCTGCGTACCTGATGCCTTTAATATCGCTGGACAGCAAAGACACGCTGGCGGCCTTCTGCGCCTCCTGTTTCGTGCCATCTTCTCCATCCCAAAAAGCATCAAACAACTCCTGATAAACATCTTTGCCGCTCACGTTTTCGCCGCGGTAATCCGCCCGTCTTTCGGCGTGTTCCAAAGCATACCGCACCTCTTCCACCGGGGAATCCTTCAACAAGGCAAGAACCGTCTCGTCCACGTAATCCCAGCCCAGCAGCTCGGAATCCTCTACATTCAGCTCCACGCGGTAATTGGAAGGCATGCCCGTCCTCACCTCTATCTCGTCCAGATGGTCAAGCAGAGAAAGCATGAAGCCTTCCAGTTGTTCCAGCTTCTCCCGCTCCTGGGGGTACGTCTCCGCGTATTTCCTGTTAGTATCAATTTCATCATGCAACTCCATGACGATGTCTAAAACAGTCATGCTTCCTCTGGCGGCATCAACCAAATCGCCAAGAACAGACCAGGCGATATCTGACGCGTCCTCCTTCGCCTCCGGCAGGGCATCCTTCGGCAAAAAACTGCCTACCAGGGATCGTTGCATCACTTCTATAACGCCAGTCTCCACCTCCCGGAACTTCCATGTCGCCTTATCCTGCGCGAACTGGTTCATATAACTCCGGTTCACCTTCGGATTCTCCGCAAAATACAGCCCCCAGCCATACGCCTGCGCTCCTTCTCCTTTACCCATGAAATCCGTAGAAAATTTGCGGAAAGAATGAGGGGAGGCATGCAGGGCAGTAATGGAGAACGTCACGCCCGGTTCCGTAATCACCGCGTTGCCCGCCTCAAAATGGCCGTCATGGAACAAACCCTGGTCCTGTGCTGAAACAATGGAAAACGTAATGTCCGGATTCTTCGGGTCATACGTCCCCCGGTTCTGCGTGGCGCTCTTCACCTGTACGGAATCAAAGGCCACATAATCCGTAGAAGCAGGGACATTCTCCTGATCATTGAGACCTGCATCCACGATATTCAAAGCAATCACCCCATCATGCCCACTCTCCTTTGCCTTACTGCACAAAGCGTTGATGTCGCCACCCTTTGAAGAATCAAGCCATGGCCTCCCTTCAAAATCCACCACCAGCGGATTCCGGATATTCATGAACAAGTCATAAATGCCGCCTTCTCTGTAAATCCCCCAGGAATAGCGCGGGTGGCGTTCATCATTCGGATCCAAAATCACCTCGTCTGCGTGGCCCCCGTAATAATCCGCAAAACTTACCGCTATCTCCCGGTTATCATTAGCGAATATCGTGCCTGCCGGGGCGCCGCTCTGCTGTCTCTGCTTGCCATCGTTAAAAGAAGTAAACCATTGATGGCTCCCATGATACACCACCCTCGGCTCCCCGTTCTCGTCCACCACCTTGGAAGCGTTCTGCGGGTCATGCTCCCAATCCCCAAACCAATTCTTAAACGCCGCCGTGCGCACGGAAAGCCACTGGTCTTCCGTCAAATTCGTATCTGCCCCGTTAGGAGCCTTCATGAACGTCCCGTCAGCGACCGCCTTCTTCCTGATGGACGCCTTTTCCTTCTCGACAAAAGAGCGGTAAGAAGATAGATTGCGAGTAGAAACCCCGGAGGCCGAGTAAGCGTCCCCCTGAATATCAGGATTGGGATAGGCGACTGAGACGCCTTTGGGGTTTTCTATTGTCAGCTCAAGAGTGTAAAGGAGTTTTTGATCTTCATTTTTAAGTGCAAGAGCCGTGACGTTTACGTCAAAACTCCCTATCCCCTCAATCTCCACTGTATTGAAGAAATGGTAAGCTCCGGCACGGGAGGGATCATCCTTGTACTCCTCTTCAAAACGACCATCTTCCGCATTCTCAAACAGTTCATGAATGCGGGTTGCCGCCGTGTAATGAATCTTGCGAGCCTCCTCCGCAGAAAACCCCACGGCTTTCAGATTGGCGACAGACATCTGGGCTTGTTGCGCCTTACCCACCGTCTTTCCAGACACGCGTGCCTCAATCACAGCCTCAATCCCCGTATTCTTATTAACGAACACCTTGCCCTGCAACGGCTTCAACCTCGCCCGCATCTCGGCGGCGGTAGTGATCACCTCCCCGGAAGGAATGGACACCAGGGAAAAATTCGTTGCGGGAGCCTCATCTTCCGCAGGGGCGGCCCCCCTCGCCAGCGCCGCGTCCAGCATCCGGCTCACATCCTGGGAAAGCTGCAACATCCCCGTATCGGCGGAAACCGCCTCCTGTTCCGGCGCCTCCAAAGGAAGAACCCCGTTCTCCCGGTCCACCTCCTCCCGCGTCTTCACCCCCAGCTCCACCATCACGGCGTCATTGGCCTCCTTAATCAAATCCTCATGCAGGCCGAAGTTCTGCCATCGGGCCCTCTGTGCCTTCAAATCCTTCACCACCGCCTCCAGCGCGCCGGCATCCCTCACATCCACGCCATACTTCCTGGCCGTCTCCGGGCGCCTGCTCGCCCCGCTGATAGAAGAAATCTCCCTCGTCAGCTCGCTCACGCGGGCGGCGGCGTACTGCGCCAGCCTTGCAAAATACTCCTCCGCGTGGGAATTGCCGAACAAATCCGTCTCAAACGTCATCCCGGCCGCCTCCGCCAGCCCGCGGATGCGGTCCATATTCGCGGCCACCTGCATCACGGCAAAAGCCTGTTGCCAGCTCTTCCCCTCCATCAGGGCCCGCAGCCCGGCCCGCTGCACCTCGGTCTGATTGCGGAACGCCATCGCCACCCGCCAGGCGTCATCCGGGGAAACCAGCTCATTGCCCAGCGCGTCCAGCAAATCGGAACAGCCGTACATGCCCAGTTCCACCCCGCGCCGGGACTGTCCCTTGCGGAAAATCCCCCTCTCCACAGCCTCCTCCTTCGTCAACCCTTTCTGGCTCACGTACCGGGCAATCTCAAACAGGGAAGCCTGCCCGTCCCGGATATTATTCTCCACGTCATGCGTCTGCGCCCAATCCAAATCAAACCCGGCCGCCTCATCATACACCGTGCAATTAATATCCTCATCCGTGCAGGCGTTAAAACGGTGCCGTCCGCTGATCACCTGTAAAGAACCATCCTCCCGCCGCCACACGGAAATCGGCGCGGCGTTGCGCTGCCACGCCCCCACAATCGGATTCACCACCCCGGTCTGCTCATCCGCGCCCTGCTTAAACTGGGGCACATCCGGGCAAAGCGTCAGCTTATTTTTATCAATAAACCCAAGGCGCACCCCCTCCTGAACCTCAATAAACGCCCCGTTAAACACCCCTGACCCATCCGGCTCGCCCAGCGCCTCCACGCGGGCCTGCTCCCGCTCGCGCCGCGCCTCCTGCGCCTCCGGGGAATTCTCCGGCGCCCGCGCCTCATCCTCGGCCTCCTTCCGGCGCTCCTCATCCTCCTTCCTGCTCTCCGCCAGCTCATCCTCCAGCGTCCGGGCCTCCGTCGCCACGCCCGCGCCAAACATCGCGTCCAGCTCCGCCTGCGCTCTGGCCCGCTCCATGGACAACTCCATCAAATCCCCCTGCTGGTCCCGGTACAGGGCATTCCCCGCATCCAGCATCACCGCCAGCGCCTGCCTGACCGGCAGGGTAAACACTCCCTGTTCCTCCGCCTGGCGCACCATCTCGCCCAGCTGCACGCGCGCCTTGAAAGCCCCCAGGAACTTCACCAGGTGATTCAGCAGCTTCCGCAGCCAGGAGGGCAGGGAAGGATGATTCACCGCGTCCGCCAGCCAGCGGGAACGCCCGATCTTGGAAAAAGCCTCAATCGCATCATGCCCCGTCACCGGCTTCCCGGCGTCCAGGTGAATAAACTGCATCTCCTCCCCCCGCGCCTCCGGGAACAACTCATTCATTGCCCTCTGCGCCTCCTGGAGCATCGCGCCGAACTCGCCCCAGGTCAAACCCTGCTCCGCCTGCCAGGAGATGACAGCCTGTTCCATCGTTTCCTCCATCAAATCCTCCACCGTCGCATTCCCGCGGGCATACCTCAACACCCGGCGGAACGTATCTCCCCGGCGGACCTTCGTCACATAAGCGTTGGAAAACGGGGCATCCATGGCCGGAACCTTGAACTCTGGGGTGCGGGCCTGTTCCGTCCTGATGCGTTCCTGGGCTTCCTCCCATGTCTTCACAAGAGTTCCCAGCGGAATATGCTCGCTCAACGAGGCATCCATGCGGGCGGCGGCATCCTCATAACTCACACCCTCCGCCTCCAGGGCGCGGATAGCGGCCATCGCCATATCCGCGCGGGCCTTCATCTGCCCCAGCGTCTCCGGGGCAATCACCACCCGTTCGGCCCCTGTCTGTTCATCCGTCACTGTGCGCGTAATCACCTCCGCCGCGTCAAAACGCCCCTGGGCCAGGGCCTGGCTCACCGTCACGTCCCCGGCCAGCAAATGCTGCGTGTAGAGGATGTCACTCTCCACCTGCTCGCTCACAAACGCCTGTAAATAAGCCGTCATCTGCTCGCCGTCCATCAGCGTGTAAGAAGGGGCGTTCTCTTCCTGCCCCTCTCTGGAGACGGAAGCATCCTCCCGCGGCGCTTTCGTGCTGCGCGCTGGAGCATACACCCGGAACATCCCCTCCTGTTCCGCCGGCTCCACCCGCGGCACCATGCCGGCATCCTCGGCAGCCCGCCACGCGTCCAGCTCCCTCAAAGACTCAATGCGTTCCCCGGAAAGGCGTTCTCCGGCAGCCGCGCTCGCCCGCTCCTGGGAAGCCTGCGGATCCTCCATCCAGGAATCATGCAAATTGGCAAGGGCCTTATTCAAAAAACCTTCGGCGGTCTTTTCCTCCCTGGCCTCCAGATACCCCTGGGCCGTGCCTCCCAGTTCCTTGTAATGTTGCAGAGAAAGACCGAACTCCTGGGCTGCCTTTTTGATTTGAGGATAATTAAAGCCGGACATCCCAAACGTAAATGCCAGCAGGGCAAGCCCCTGTTCTCCGTGCATCATCTGCCCCATATCGTCCAAATACTGACGGAAAGTCTGTTTTCCGCGTTCGTCCGTCAGATTCATGCTCTGTACAGTACGCATCAAATACCCGGCTGTAGGCTCAAGAATGGCCTCTTCCGCAGCGCCGGAAAGCCCTTGAATAGCGTACTGGGCCTTCGGACTCGCCATCCATCGAGCCCGCCACGGGGCCAGCTTCCCGGCGGCCTTCCCACCGCCAAGCGCCTTCTTCAACCACTTATATCCGGGCGTCAACCGCCCGATGGGGGAAAAAGCAATCATCTCTTCCAGAGCATCTGCCTGGCCGAACATCATGGCCCTCTTCTCCGTTTCCTCCATAGTTAACCCAATGCTCACCCCCTCATCTCTGCGGGATTGCATGGCGGAGGAAGCTCCGATAGCAGGACCAATGGCAGGAATGAACCAGGGAGCCGTATCTCCGATAATGGAACCAAGCTGCGAACCAATGCGGCCAACCAAATGGCGGTCCTCACCTTCCAAATATTCCTTCTCCCCGGCTTCCATGGTTTGAACCAGATCGGCAGCCCAGCGGCGTCGTATCTCAAGAAAAGTGGCATCCTTCTCAATCTGAGCGCGTGCTTCATCCACATCCATTCCGGAAGCAATCAACTCCGGCAGACGCTTAGCTGCATTCGTAACGGCATCCACCTCTCCCATTACCTGTAAATTCCGCCAGGCCTTCTGACCTGTCCGCCATCCCTTCACGCCCCCGGTGCGTACCATCCCCGTTACCCCCTGGGCTGCCTTATCTATCCAGTCAATCCCGGTCCACTCGTCACCGTGCTTATCCTTGGCGTACTTCCTGGCGTCATTATAAAACATATTCAGCACAATGCGCCGTGCCAACTCATCATCTCCCACCTGTTCCGCCAGATTATTGATGATCCTGTCGTCGTACAGGGTGCCCTGCGCGTCATATTCCCGGACAAGTTCCATCCCTCTTCGGGCTCGTCTGACACTCTCCCAGGAAATGCCTGCCTCCTGCATCATCATTACTTGTTCAGGGGAGGGAACCACAGCGTCCCCGCGCACGTACCGGTCAATGAAGGGATCAATCGTAGCAGCCAATGCCTCCCGTGCCTGTTGCTGTCGCTCCTGCTCTGCCTGATAAGCACGGGCCTTTTTCTGGAAATCCTTCCAGACGGCAGCCTGTGCGTCCGCCACGGTGGCAAATTCAGGCATCTCTTCTCCCTGTGCCAGCCAATACATGGAGGGATTATCTCCATGGTTGGAACCAAACAAACCGCGCAAAGTCTCAAAACCGGCATATGCCGGGTCATCCATATAGGGACTCTGCGCCGCTTCCGTTGGCTCTAACAACGCCTCTTTCTGGAGATCGTTCAATAAATCCGTATCTTGGGACAGCCCCAACCTTTCAAAAACATCCTGTGCAAACATATATTATTGTGCTAAAACTATTGATTAAGAGGTAAAAGAGCGGAATCGCCAATATCGTTCACCTGCGTGTAAGTATCGTCCCCACCCGGCAAAGGAGGCAGCAGGCCTGGTCCGTATCCATCTTTCGGCGCTTCCGGTTCATCCTTCCCGTCGTAAATGCTGACATTCCCGCTGGCCTGTTCACCGGGAAACCTTAACGCCATGCGTTCATAAAGCGGTCCTGAAACCTCAACGCCCCGCGGGGTCCCCTCATAAACCCCGACCACGGGAACCTTTAGAAAAGCTCCGTTGCGTCCCAGAGAAATGCGGGCAAAAGGCCTATTCCCAAACTTAGCCTTGATAGCCTCATAAGCCTGCTTGGAAACATACGCTCCGGACGTACCATGCCGGACAAAAGAAACAGGGTGGTTCTCAAGAGGGGAAGGCAAATAAGGTCTTTGGCCCTTAATATATTGTGCCGCCTTCTTCTGCTGGGCCTCCCTCTCTTCTGGAGACACGTTCAACTCTTCCTGTTGCTCAAAAGAATACAAAGGCATGGACTCCAGCGCCTTCTTCATGCGGCTCTCGTCAGATCTTTTTTTGTCTTCTTCGGTAATAGGCCGATAGGCAAACCTGTTCCCGGCATGAAAAGCGGTGAATTTATGGATCTGCGCAAGATCTTGGGCAAGTGTGGCATTAGGATGAGCCTGTCTCCACTCTGTCATGGAAAGTTCCGTCTTATACAAAATATCTGCCTCCACCTCATCCCGCGTATTCTCTTCCTTCTTAATCTGCTCCTGGTCACCACTCTTGTAAGCATTAGCTACCTGGTAAGAAAAATAAGGGATATATACATGATCCGGCATGGCCTTCAAAACGGCCTCTATATTATTCCGGTTCGTATTGGGGCTCCCCATGGCGTCAATCCGGTCTTCCACAAACAGGCGCAACTTCCTTTCATCTCCAAGAACCTGTCCATACTGCCCCCACTTCTTCAACATGTCATTGACGTACCTTGTTCTTTCTTCGCCGGAATTGGCGGGGGGCAGATTCCGTAAATCCTCCCGGAAGGCAAACTTAATGGAAGGGGCGTATTTCCTGTAACTGCCGGTCCGGTTATAATGCTCCACCCAGTCGTACTCCTGCTCCGTGGCTCCGTAACGGAGGGAAGCTTTCGGCCAAAGAGAACCCTTTCTGTAACCGGGCGCTCCATCTTCACCTTCGGAGCGATTCGCGGAACGTAAAAACCTTCTGGTCTTCTCCTTCAGCTTTAAAACATCTCCTGCGCCCAGAGCATCAAAATAGCCGTCCCCAAGCTTCGTAAAAGCAACACTGGGGTTAATCAGCATATCCTGCTCGTATTCGTCCAAAAGGCCGTTCCGTGTATCTTCCAGAATACCGTTGTTCATTCCATTCTCAGAAATAATGCCGGCCTCGTAAGCCTGAATGCGCCTACGGGTGGCTCCCTGGTAATCCCTCCGCAGCAAATCCCCCTTCAACCCCTCTTCAAAAGCCTGTCTGGACTCCTGAATCTGTCCCTTAAGAACCAGCTCGGAAGCCCGCCCCTGGAGTCGGCGCATCACATCCTGCTGTCTGGCTCCGAACCTGGCGGCCTCCTCCTGGGAAACAAAACTCCCCTTCAATCCGCGGAACTTCCCTTCGTAATTCCGTACAAACGTATTCAGGGCGCTCTCTTTCAGCCTCCCGTCACGATCGTAAAAAGACAGCTCATGACCGCGGGCAAACCCCAATCTCCGGGTCATCTCCTGCTCAAACTCGCTGGCCAAATCATTCATCCGGCCTTCCAGCCGCGTCTGCTCGCCGAAATCCTTCATGCGCTGGTACTGGTGGGCAACATCAGACACAAACTCCTGGGCATTCTGCAGCGCCCTCTGAACGGGCTTGGAAGAAACATCCGGCATCTGGACCGGGGCAGGGGTGGAGGAAGCCGCATTCATCCGGGCTCCTCCGTACATGGGTTGCTGTAAATCACTCATCTTCTTTCATCTTGAAACGGTTAAAACTTAAAAACCTGGTGATGGAAATCTCCTTCCAGTCCTCGCGCCCGCGGATGCAGCGCTGCCACCTTGCCCGGTCAAAACGCCCCTGCACCAGACAAGCCAGCTCCCTGACGGCCTCCATGCGGCCGTGGGCAAAAAGAACAATCAATGTCCTGGGAGACTCCGGATCCGGCACCCCCGCAAAAAACAACGAAGGGCAGCACCACACGATCCCTCCTCCCGCGTCCGCCAGGGAAACGGTCTCCCGGAACCAGCCTGGGCGCTGGGCTTCCATCAGAAAAAAAGCCTGCTGCATGGGAGAAACGCTCATCTCTTTCCAAAACCCATGAAATTAGCCAGCAGGGAATCCCTCAACCTGTTGGAAGACTGCATGCTCCCCGGCACCATCCCCCCCAGGGAACCGGAAAGGGAATAAGCATTCATCATCCCGGAAAAAGCCCCCTGGGTTCCTCCCACCTTAGCTCCCCACTCATCCCCGCTCTCGGTAACACCCCCCAGCAACCCGCCACCGGACATTCCTGCCGCCCCCATGACACCCCCCGCCACCGTCAGGGCCGTCTGGATCATGGCAGAACCAAGGGCATTCTGTGAAAGCATCTTATACTGGTCCGCCTCGCTGCGTGCCGCCATCATGGCCAGATCCCCCTGGTATCGGGCGGACTCCGCGGCAAACCGCTTATTGGCATCGGAAACAGCGTTGGAAAGGGCCGCGTCCCCAATGGCGCTCTCCCACACATCCGCCACCGCCACCTCCGCCTGGCTGCCGGAACCCTCGGAAGTAAAACCGGATCCGCCGCGCTGTGCCCGTACAGACCCCATGGCGGCATTCTGATTCTGGCGCATCCGCTTCATATTGCGGGCGGCCAGGTGGGAATCGGAAACCGCCTCCGCCTCCAGGGCGCGGGCCTTCTTCTCATAAGCCGCCTGCGTGGCGCGCCCGTTGCTCAAAGCCGCCTGCCCCTGATACTTATACTGCTGGGAAACCCCGAAATCGGAACTCATAACATCAGAAAATGGAACTGCTTAAAATCTCTGTTAAAGGATCCTGGTCGTTGGAAGAATGCTGGCAGGTGTCCCAATAAAGGGCCTTGCTTAAAAACGCCTCCCCCTGTGCCTCCAAAGCGGCCGCAAGCTGGGGAGAAGAAGCCAGCTTCAAAGCGCACCTGCCCGCCAGAAGAAACACAACGCCCTTGATAAAAAACGGACTGTGATCCGGCAGCACTTCGGAACGGGCCACCTCGTCGGAAAGATAATCCACCACCAGCTTATCGGTCCCGGCGGCGCGTTTTCCGTAACGCTCAACCACCAAATCACGCCCCTCAATGCGGAACAAATCCGCCCCCACATACAGCACGCGCAGGCAATCATCCGGAATCGGATGCCTCATAACGGAGCGATCCATCTCAACACGTTTGGTTGCCCAGGTCCATGCCCCGAACAACAGCGCTTCCCGCAACACGGTAGGCCACCACAAATCAACGGTGCGACCGGCTGGGGAACCCTTCACATACTCCCGGTCCCCAAACTGGGCCAAAGCCTGGTTAAAAACGGTCACCTTATCCATTTGAGGCATCATGCCACATCCCCAGGCCTGATGAATACAACCGTAACTTGAACAAATAAAAAAAAGAAAGGGTGCCCCGCACAGCAGGACACCCCTCCGAACCAATAGTCAACGCAAAAAAAACTAACCGGAAATCCCCACCAGCTTATTATAATAATCGGTAGCCTCCCGCCACTGTGGATGCGAAGGATCGGCGATCGCCTTATAATAACGGTGATTGGGGTCGGACAAAATAGCTTGAGCCTCGTCGGCAGGATCCGTCTTCGCCGGAATCTGGCCGCCGCCCTTCAAGCCTCCCTCGCCTGTCAGCCGGGAAATGGCGTGCAGAACGCGGAACCCGTCCGGACTCGCAAACACAGCCATCTTCTCCATAGAAACGCCGGACTCCACGGAAAGCTTCCGGGCAAACGCCTTGGCGGCAGAAACATTCGTCTCATACTCCGCTCCCCATTCGTCCTTCAACGCCTCGTCAGCCTCCTTAAAAGCAGCCTCCTCGTCCGCGCGGATGCTGGCGGCCACCTCGGAAAGAAACTTCCCGGCGGCATCGGCCGGCAGCCCTGCCGCCCTGGCATGACCCTTCAACATATCTCGCAGGGCATCATTCTCCACAAACCCCTCTCCAAAATCAATCTCATACTCGGTCTCCTCCTGCGGAGAAAGCGGGGGAGGACTGCCGGGATCCGGATCGGGCTGTTCCGCACCCCCTGAAAAATCGTAGGGATTGGACGGGACTGGAGGATTCGCGGGAGGCGGACTGTCCACGGGACTTGCCGGGGGCGGCGCTCCGCCGCCGGGGCCTTCACCTTCGCTGCCGGGAATGGCCTCTTCCCTCAGGAACCTATTGTGGAATAATCTATTGTATATCATAAATCAGGGTTATATTGTTCGATCTCGTATTTCACCCACAGGAGCATTTCCCGCTGGGCGTCTCGGCGCATCGCGTCAAGGGGGTCGTAGGAACCAGCCTTCCCTTGAAAGCAGGGCAAATTCGTCTGGAACTCCTTCTCTAAAATATCCAGCACCTCCGGAGTAAAAGCCTCCTTCAGCGCGGCTCGCCTCCGGTTGAGCCTCTTGAGAAACTCAACCTGTTCCGGTGTCGGCTTATCTTCAAACATATTCATCATGAATCCGTATTAAACTGTGCGGACGCCGCGGCGCTATCCTTGCCGGCTCTGGCCAATTGCTCCGCAAGGGCGGCCTGACGCATCTGATCCTCCTGCGCCTTCTCCTCCTCAACCATCTTGCTATTCTCGGACGCGGACACAATGCACTTGGACGGGGCGCCGGAACTGTCCCACATAAACCGCAACACCTCCCATGCCTTCATGCGCTTGGCAATGCGGGTATCGCCCGAAACCTGGATATACTTCGCCAACCCATTCAACACCCCCTCAAGGCCGTACCTCTGCAAACGGTCAAATGCCTGGGCAATCTTGCCCAGATAACGGGTGCGGGGAGTCCGCAACTCAAACTTCCCCCCATCGGCGGAACGGACAAAAAACTCATCGGGCGCGTCGCCCGGAAGCACGGCCCCCTGCGTATTGCGGAACATCAGGCAGACAATGCGATTCATCATCGTCTGAAAATCCTGCGAAAACTGAATAAAAGAAGAAAAAAAGCAAATAATGCGTTCCGACTCGCGGGCATTCACCTCCGTAGCCGTCATCTCGCGGTCCACGCTTGAAACCACCTGGAGAATATCATTGAAAAACGCCTCCCTGATCAACTTCTCCTTCTTATCTTGCCGCTCCAGCATAAACCTCACATCCCCCACGTTCGCCCATTCTCTCGGTAACTGTGAACCAATAAGCTCATCCGGAACAACCGTCTTGCCTCCGGCCCGCAAATCAACCTCCTTTGCCATCTTAGCCGACACGATAACGCTGGGAATGGCCGCCCGGCTGCCGGCCACATCCATCACCCGATCCATCAGCAGGGTAGCCTTGATCTCCGGCAGCACAGCCTTGCCCGGAGCCTCGCCGTAAGAAGAAACGCCGCCCTTCAAAAAGCGCGTCACCAGAAAAGGAAACTCGTAAAAGCCGCCGTGGAAAACAATCTTCTCCGCCTCCTTGGCAATATACACGTCCAACCACTTGCGGCGGCCAGGCCTTACCATGTCGGAACCGAACTGCGACCGGCTGTTGGGCAGTACAAGGTGAACAAACTCAAACATCTCGGTGTACCGCCTCTCCGCATTCTTATACGCCTCCTGAATCTTGACAGGCAGATTACCCAGCTTAAACATCTCCACGGCCTGCTGGGCAGTAAACTTCAACGTCCGCACCAGCGTATTCACCTCCCCGTGGGCTCCCTCGGCAATCGCATAAGTCCCGGTAGGGACGTGTTTGAACACCAGTGACCCGTCACGGGAAACATCTGCAAACATGCAGCCTGTACCCGTCAGGCAACGGTCCAGGTAAACCTCGTGGGCCGCCGCATAGAAATTGGAATCCGCCAGTGCACGGTAGACGGCCTCCGTCGCTTTGCTGTACCAATCATCCTCATCGGTGTAATCATCCCTTTCCTCCTGTGGCCGCAGGGAAAACCACTTCTGATCCATGGGAGTAATAAAAAGAAGATGAGCGGACGCCAAATTCAAAAGGGACTTATGCGCCACCGGAGAAAAACTGGACGCAGCCGTCATCTCATTAGCCTGTTCCTGCTGGCGGGCCTTCCCCTCCATTCTCGGCATGATGCGACGGCGCAACTCATCCCAATCCCCGGAATTCTTATTCATCTCCGTGAACAGGGCGTCTGCCGTCCTCAATAAATCTTTAACATTTTCCATGAATCTCCTGTGTAAAAATCAACCCAGCGTCTTCCTCAGGCCAGCCAGGGAAGAAAGAGGATTACTCCGGTTCGTCGTATTACTAAGCTTCAAGCGGCGGCGGGCAGACGAATTCACCGCATCCTCCGCTTGGGAAACATCCTTGGTTTCCGTAGTAATAACCTTCTGCTCCGGGGCATTCGCCATGGCATCGGCCATAGCGTTGGCGGCGCTTGCCTGCTTCTTGGCCGCCTTATTGGCTCCATATCCCCCGAACGTGGCGATATTTGCCAGGGCCCCTCCGACAGCTTTTAATGGATTTGAACTCATAACAACTAATGGAAAACAACTAAACAAGCTTCTGCGCCACGCTGAACGCATCGTCGCAGCGGTTCAGCCAACCCTTCCCGAACACGGAAAACTGCTTGCATGAGCGGTAAAACGCCTGACGCTTCTCCTGCAGGGCGATAAGGAACACCGCTTCACCCGTGGCGGCCAGCTGGTCCTGTAGTTCCTGCCGGGTCCTGGGGCCGACAATCCCGTCCACCACAAGCCCGGCGCCGTGGATGTTCAATGCACGTTGTAGGATCTTCCCGGTATTCCTGCTCCCGGAATTGAAAAAATGGTCACGCAACATAAACTCCGTGGCCGGAAAAGCGTCGGAACCCAGCCAGGAACGCACGGCGGCGGTATTATCCAGGACGTACTGGAGACAACCTTCCCAGGCCTCTTCACGTCTTCCGGCATCCAGCAGGGCCTTCAACCTGTTAAACACGTCCGGTTCAATACCGTCGCAAATGCCGCAAATCTCCCACTTGCCGCCCTTGTCGGCGGCGGGAAGGCGGGAAACGCGCAGGGAATCCGGCCCGGTGACGAGGCTGTCTTCAAAGCGGAGGATGGCCGCAGCCATCTTTCTTTCTATAGTATTCATTCGTTCAGATTGTCGATAAGTTGCACAAGCCGCTTGCCTTCCACGGTGTAGCAATGACACTTGGCATGCAAATGCCACTCATTGAATTGAGCCAGGAAAAAAGCGGCGTCTCTTTCGGTAAGAAAAATTTTCATCCACTGCTCCTTTCCGGGTTCGTCCACAATGAGTATGTACAGGGTAGGCATGCGGAAAATATTGATTATTAACTAAAGGGAACTTGTAAGAAAAACTTTACAGTTGGTCAGTAGTCCGCTCATCGGACGAACACAAGGCTAGCAATGGGGAAGCAGAACGCGGAAATGGCCGCCGTCGTATCGCCGCACGCGGCAAAAACGCCGGCCATCACGAACCCCATCAGAGGCAGAAGAACGGAAGGGTTCAGCAGCTTATTCACTTTTCCAGTTTTCTTTCTATGTTTTCGATGCGCACGGCAAGCAGTTGAATCGCCTTGGCCGTCTCCACCTGGGACTGTGTCTGCATGGTCATCAAATCACAAAGGCGGTCATTGTGGTGACCCATGACGTTCCCGATGTACCAGCAGGCAGCGCCGCAAATAACCAGCGACAGCATGACGCAGGCAAACACGGGTGAAGCCTTGGCAAAATCCAAGAACCGCGCCGGTACTTCGGAGAGCTTACACATGGTCTTATTTCTTGGAGGGGATGACTTGCACGACGGGCGGAACGTCCGTTTCCGGCAGGGCCTGACTGTAGGAGATATGCCCCGGTTCCAGCACCAGGCAGGAGCCGTCCTTGCACACCTCGGCGCGGTTCGGGGTGACGTCCACGGAGTACCCGCAGCCGGACAGGGACATTCCAACGCCCCCAAGGACAGCGCCGGCTATACCCACCCCGGCCCAGTAGAGAGCTTTCCGCCAGCCGGATGTGCCTGACGCCTTGACGCCGAGATAGTCGCGGATGTCTCCAAGGGCGTGCTTGCCGATGATGGAGAGGGCAGTATTTGCCACGGCAACCCATCCTTTCTGTTCGTTTTCGGTCAGGTCTGCCCAGTAAGGGATTGGAGTGTTGGACTCATTGTGTGCCTGGGCTGCATAGTACATGTGCATTTCTCTGGCGATAGCCTCGGCATGATTGCATTGATTATTAGTAGTCATATGATTATGTTGTTATTGATTAGTAGTGAAAAACTTGAAAAACTCCACGGCGGCGTGCGCGGTAATGACGAACTCCGGGTAGTCCGCGGCTGTAAAAATCCTGCGGCCTTTGGTCTCCGCATGGACGGCCTCAACGGTCAAAGACACCGCATCAATCATTGTATAGGCACCATCCTCCGCAAGGGTCAGGACATCTTTTCCCAGCCTTGCCCATACCTGGACGGCTTGCCAGTCCTCGCCCAGCCCCACCAGCGCGGCGACGACGGCCTGCATCGCCGGGGCCTGCTCCGCTGGAATATCGTCCGCTGTATAGCGGGCCGGAGGTCGATAACCGCCCGCGTCCTGATAAATGGCCGTCAGGGAGAATTCCTGCCATGTTCCAGGCTTCGGAAACTGAATTTGTATTTCTGCGTCGTTCATCATTAGAGAGGTATGTTAATGTCCACAAAATCAGCCGTTTCTTCGGCTTCAATATCGTTTCTTGCCAATGCTTCCAGCGCGTAATAAACGGGATTGATGTTGCCGGGCTGGTAGAGGGTGCGCACCGCAGACCCCACCTGCATGTACACATCCCCGCTCGCGGTCCCCGGCAAATCAGTAACTATCGAACTAATCCCCAAGCCCGTTTCAAAGGCATTAACGCCGCGCACCGCCGCGATTTTATGCAACTGCACCGGCTGCCCTCCGCCCGTCAGCAAATAGAGGCTGCCGTACGAAATATATTCTCTCTCGAATTTGTACTGGGTTCGTTGATGATAGATAATTTTATTAACGATTGAAGGTATAGGCTCGTTATGCGTCGCGGGCACAAAACTTGTAGTAGTTTTCACCCTCCACCCTTCCGCCTTTGAAAGAGCGTAAATCTCACGCACCTTGACCACGTAGCCCCCGCGGGTCGCATCCCGTACATTATCAAATGTGATGTCCAGAATTTCGCCGCTGTTGTGGGCCAGATTATTGCCAGGGATAATACTGTACGATCCCTGGGTTAAATCAGATCTTGTCGTTTTGCCGCCTCGTCCGATGCCTATGGTAATTTTGCCTGCGCCGGGTATGCGCCACGGAATGGAGAATCCCGCAAAGTTGGAATAATTATGTTGACCGTTAGGCCCTGTGAAGGGAAAGACAATCGTGCTGTGAGTCCCGGCAGGCACTCTAACCTGCGCATACTGGCCGGGAATGAGAACGGTAGTTGCCGCCGTCCCTGTCGCCGTAATGCTGCCCGTGTTGAGGTAGGCGTGCTGGGAAAAAATGTCCGTCACACCGGCCATGCCTGCGGCATGCAGGCGGTTGACCGCCCCCGTATCGGTCGCCGCTCCCACGGCAAGCGGGATGTTGATGCCTCCGTTGGCGTTAATAGCCCCCGCCGCCGTCAGACCTCCGGCCAGCGTCATGTTGCCGGAAGCGTCCACCTGCGGAATAGCCGCCAAAGCCTGCTGGGCCGCCGTAGCTGAATTGGCCGCGGCGGTGGCAGATGTCGCAGCGTTATCAGCAGCTGTGGACGCGGTGGTGGCGGACTGGCCAGCCGTCCGCGCCGCAGCCTCGGCGGTCGCAGAAGATTGACGTACATCCCTCCCCAGGCTGTCCAGTTGCCGCGCGGTAGCCAGTTCCATCCCTCCCAGGGTGATGCCGTCGTCATAGTCCACTACTACGGTCATCAGCGGGGCCATCGTGCCGTTCACGGTGGGCGGGTTGGTCACCTCCGTCACCAGGCCGCGCCCAGGGACGGACGGAGTAAGCACGGCGTGCATGCCCAGCGCGTAGGGCGTCATCTCGGTCCCTTCGCATACTTGGATGATAATGACATCCCCGCGCGTCAGGGGAATGCCCGGCGTGAATACCCACGTAGCCGTCTGGCCGCTGGACAGGTTGGACACATAGGCGGAGGTGCCGATCAGGCTGTAAGCGCCGTCCGTCAGCCGCCAAATCCGCAGGCAATACTGATTCAGGGCGGGATCGTCAAAAAAATACACGGTTGAAATACTCGTCAGGCGGCAGCTGTCGGACAGATGCCCGGCCAGAATCTCGTCTCCCCAGGTCATCGCGTAGCCTCCCACGATGGTCCAAGTGTCGGCGGCGTCCCCGCTGGACAAGGTGGATTGCCCGGTCACCGCTTCCAATTCCACGCCCGCATCCTTGAGCGCGGCCGGCAGCTGCGCGGCCAGGGCGCCGGCTATATTCTGCTGCGCGGTCTGTGAGGCACGTCCCACGGCAAGAACAGAATCGGCTTGCTTGTCCTGTATGGCAGTAACAGCCTCATTCCCGGCATCAACAATCTTCTTCTCCCCGTTGCTGACCGTTTCCGGCCAGGTGGCGGCCAGCGACTCCACAGCCGTTTTAGCGTCATGGGCACTCTTGGCGTCACGGTCCGCGTTGGTTGCGGATGTGTCGGCTGCGGCTGCAGAATCGGCGGCAGCATTTTTGGAGGCCCAGGCAGACCCTGCATAGCCTTCCGCCTCTTCGGCCCGTCCTGCAGCGGTGGCTACCGCGTCCGTTGCCGTCTTGGCCGCCTGGCTCGCCGTTTCTGCGTCCGCATGAGCATTCTTGGAAGCCTGGAGCGCATGATAGGCAAAAGCCTGTGCAGCAGTAGTAGCCATCCACTCCATACGGAGACGCATTGTCGCTTCCCCAGGCATAGCGACAAGCAGCGTCCGGTTCTTCATTGGCGGACCGCCTGCCAACTGTGCGACACGAGAAACACCGAGTACGGAAATATACCCGGAAAACAAAATTCTTTGGGAACCATCATCTGCCTGAACCAGGACATTGTAAGACCATCTTCCTTCTGGCAAGGCGGGGAATGAAAAAATCACCTCATTAGAAGACTCCCCCTTCTCAATGGAAATCTCTACCATCTCCTGATTGGCGGATACAATGCTCCCTGAAAAAATCACGCCGTCCAGAGAAACGGCTTTCCCCCCCCAATTCCCCAAAAAGGGAGAAGACGAAAA